CTAACAAGAACTAGTTTTAGTTTTGGAAATGGAAATTGGACAACAGTGCCTGGTCTGTCTTGTACTATTACTCCTACTAATTCAAATAGTAAGATTATTATAAGTATATTGGTCATGGGAGAAACACAGTATAGTTCAGAAGATCTTACATGGGGTATTAGAAGAGCCATATCTGGTGGTTCTGCAACTGATATAAACTATTCAAATGAGGGTAATAGAAGAGGAACTCTATATTGTTTTCCAACGCCTGCAAATATAACATTTAATCAACACCCATACATGTTCTGGTATGTGGATACTCCTGGCACGACAAATGCAATAACATATACTCCAAGAGTTAAAGATCAAGGAACTTCGAGTAGTTACACTTTCTATATAAACCAAGATCGTGGAGGTTACAACTACGCATCTTATAGAGTGGGTGGTAGTAGAATGACAGTAATGGAGGTAAAACCATAATGGCAAATTACAATCACGAAGCAATCCGTGCAGCATATCCAGATAAAAATCTATTAATCTGTGATGATGTTGGTATATTTGATAGAGATATCAGTGATACTACACCGTTTGAAGTTGATCAAGCGTTAGTAGATGCAGCTGCAGTCACCACAGATAAAGAAAAACAGAATGCTTTCCATAAGTACATGCGTGAAAAAGAGTTCCGTGAGTTTGCAGATCCATTATATTTCAAAGTGCAAAGAGGGGAAGCCACACAGTCAGACTATGACTCAAAGGTTGCAGAAATAAGAGCAAAGTATCCGTATATATAATAGGATAATAATATTTTACTATGGCAGACACAAAGACTCCTCCCAAAGAGGATAAGCCAAAAGGTCTAATTGGTAAATTAAAAGAAGCTGCGGAAGACAAAGAAGAGCAGATGATGATCCTGAGTACATTTGTACGGCTAGGCATCTTGGTCTGGAGTGGTGCGATATTAACTCTCGCATACGTTGAATTGCCACCAGCTCTTAAAATACCAAAACAAGATCTTGATCCAACTTTCATAGCATCTGTCTTTACTGGCGTGCTAGCAACTTTCGGCGTTCAAGCTGGGAAGAGTAAGTCTAATGGATCTAGTGGCGGTGGTGCAAACATATCTAAAAAAGATATGGAGATTCTTATTGAAAAGGCATCTCAGACTGCCCCTGCACAGGTAGTTCGTATAGAACAAGCTCCTGTGAAAATTATCCCTGATCAAAAATAATCATGTTACAGAAAATCGTAAATGGAATCGCTATTGCAAGTGGTGTTATATCTCTCACCGTCGTTGGTACTGTTGGGTATGTATTCATACGCAAGGATGCGATCATCGAAAACGTCAAAGGCAAGATAATGGAATCTGTAATGCCAGGCGGAATGAGTGGAATACTTGGCGAAGGAGCTGGTACTGGAGCTCTTGAAGGTCTAGCTGGAGGTGGTCTAGGTTTACCATCACCTTCTGACCCAACACCTACAGAACCAATGTCACCCATACCATTAGGTTTCTAATGCTCAAGGTATGTAATGAGTGCGGTGCTACTTGGATTGATGGTCAATTATATTGGCGAGAATCAGGAAAAGAAGCCTGTCCTCATGACCTTGCAGGGTTGGTATGTAATGTGATCGAAGATCCTGATTGCATCAACCCATGTCTGGGTTCTACTAGTGGTGCAACATGGCAACATTATCAGAACGAACTTGAAAGATACAAGGATGATGAGTAATGGACATTCAAAAAATTCTTAGTTATGGAAGTGCAGCTGCAGTTGTAGGAACTGGTGCAGTTGTTGGTGGAGGTGCAGTGGTTGATAACCTTACAGATGGGCCTGCAAAGAGACAAGAAATACAACTACAACAAATAAAAGAAGTAGTTGCAGAAGAAGTATATACTCAATTAAAAGACGCATGGCCACAGACATCTGGCCCCGTAAAGGGTTTGAGGTTGCCCGATGCCGCCAAATAATATACCACAGATATATGTTAACAGTACTGGTGGACTGAGATATCTTAGTCCGATAGAAACTGGCACGGTAACTATTGCAAATATAAACACACCTTGGATGAGAACTGCTCCACAGGCAATTCCTTGGACTCCTCCTGTCACAGTAAACATAGGAGTTCCTGTTGTAGAGATGCCAGGATGTGTCAAGATACACAAAGAAAATGCAAGGAATCCACAGAATAAAAGTAGTACCCTCGTAAATGATGACCCTAATCAGAATGTTGTTTTGTGTGATGGTGGTATGCCATACTATGAACCACCCGATTATCGTGCTGACGAGCTTACTTGGCAGACTGTTTATGGGGAACCAGAAGAACAGGTTAGTGGTGTAGACACAGGTGAACCTTTAGGCCCTCCTGAGGCAGACGTTGAACCACCTAAAACTCCAAATGAAGAGAAAGAAGTTCCTTGCCCAGGCCCTGCAAACTTAAGAGTTGGTGACATAACTCAGGCTGGTGACGAGAGAGTGGTTGGTCATCAGTTAATACCTGATCCGAACAACCCTAAAGTAAATATTTGTGAGACATTATATGAACCTACCACTGCTGTTGAGAAATTTCTGCCTTCTGTAAATCAGACCACCACTACAGTCGCAATCGCAGTTGTGGCTACGGCTGGTGCAGCTGCAACACCATTATTACTAAGAGTATTCAAACCTATAATTACAAAACTTTATAAGACATTACAGAAAAAACTCGGTAAAAAAGAGGCAAGACTATCTCGTAACGACATCATAGCGAATGAGTATCGTGCAAAGAGAGGCTTACCTCCTATTAAAGTTAAGGGATCGAAATAGTTTTTAAACTAGAAGCATCCCCATTAGGTTGTGGATTGTTTCTATTACTTGGTGGTACGAATGTTGGTTGAGGAGTTGTGTGTTCGTGAGGAAGTAACTTACCGCCTGGGTTTGTAACTACGATGTCGGCACATATAGAGTAGTAAGGCGATTTGGGATGGAACATGATGCCAGCCTTCATCAGTTCGCCACAGTTTTTAAGACGAGCCAATTCAAAGTCTAATCTCTTGTTGGCCACAAGTTGTGTTTGCATGGCGTTCTGTGCATCTGCTGCCTCCATACATTGTTTCTGTAGTTTCTTATTCAATGGTATAGAGATAGTAGCAGACAAACCTAAGTTCAAACTTTGATTGGCATGGTAGTCAGTCCGAACAGGTTTGTTCCATATGACACTGCCTGGATTATCTGGTTTACCATCAGGGCCATCTACATCTACAACTATATCCATATCTTCACCGTCTGGGAACCACCTAGTTCCATCTGCCTTAGTCCTTGTGTCATACCATGACTCCCAAGGATAGTTTTTTACTGTAATAGTTTGTTGTGTTGTACGACCAGTGAAGTCGGTCATATCATATTGTGGTTCGTTATAAAAATCTATCCAAGGATCTTTCCTTGAATCTGCAAATTGTAAGTACGGTGTTATGTTCATGGTAGCACCTTGACATTGCACACCATTTCCGTAAGTATTGGTTATATATGGGCCCTGTAGCACCTGTATAGCTTGATTCGTAACCGAGCCAGAACTATTTGCTATTGGATTGGCTGTTGCACTCACACCCCCTACATTCTCCGCCAGTGTGGCAGGGACAATCGCAAGGTTGGATAGTAAGCATAGTCCTATTGGGTAAAGGTTGAAGTTGTGTCTGTGACTGAATTTATGGTGGTTACGCGCTGGATTATTGTCTGGTTGGTCATGCCTGGCCCTTGATAACTTTGCGTAAATTGGAACGCTCCGCCTGGATTTGTTATCGTGAAGTTTGTTGGGCTTGAAAAGTCTAAAGAATCGAACGAACTTGTTACCGTTCCTGTTACCATTACTCCTCCTGTGGAGCTGTTGGAACTGCTTGGTGTCACGTTCACTGTTGATGTACTTACTGGTGGGTTCAAAGCCTCTCCATTGTTGGAAACGTTTGTGCCCGTCACGGAATACTCCCATCCTGTCCTCATATCAATTGAATTTATGGTCTCCGTCACGGTGGATTGGGTTTCCGTTCGGGAGGTCATCGAGCCTTGTTGGAAATTTGGCACCACTGGCACTGCCATCACTGGACTAGCCAGCGAAAACAGTGCTACTGTAGCGACAAGTTTCTTCATTATTATATATCACGCTAATTTACGGATATTTCTGACACAAATTGGCCAGTAGCTGAAGTGCCAGCGCCGCCAGCTGTTAGTGTCATAACTCCCGCTGAAGTAATTGTACCAGCAAGACTTCCTGCCACACCGCCACTTTGAGTAGTTACACTACCAAATGCAGGCATGTCAGCAACGATACCAGCAGATACGTCAACACCAGTTCCGATTGGAGCAACAGCGTCGCCCATAGTGAATGACTCTGTAAGGCTGAAGGCTGAGCCTGCTGTGGTAACTGAGTATGCACCTTGAGTTTGTGTTGCAGCTGCTGTAGATGCGTTGTCACCAGATGCTTTGGTGAGTCCACCCATAGTACCAGCGGTAATATTGTTACCACTTACACTATAAGAAGAACCAATTCTTGTAGCCTGAGTCGCTGCCCCGTCCACGCTGAGTTGTGTACTCGTAGTCAATCTGTGAATCAAGTCGGCCCTAGCTGACATGGGAGCCGCCATCAAAAGCATAATTATAGGTAAAAATCTTTTCATGTGATTTCCCACTATTTTTCTAGCCGTATTTATACTTACCTAGTTTTCTAAAAATGTTAACTGAAATGTGTTTAAATCAATGGTCACACGAGCTACCCT